TGGACGCCCGGAGTTGTTACCGGGCGTCTTATAACATAGAAAATTATTATGTTTAAAAAAGCAATAGAAATACTTTGGAAACAAAATCCTAAAACAGATATCACAGGTTATAAAGAACCAGATCCTGACGATCTATCCATTGACAATGCATATAAGACTAGGTGGATTTGGTACCATACATTTATGGCGCTTGAATTATTAATTATAATAATGCTACTACTTGGCATATTAATAACATTAGGAATTAAATTATGATAAAATTAGAGTGGGCTTGACATTAACAATTAAATAGAGTATAATAAACATATGAAAAAAAATAAAAAAGGTAATTATCCGATACCAGATCATATCAAAATCGGTTATGTCAATTATCAATTTGATTTTTGGCCAGATACTTTTGCTACTACCGAAGACGCTCAAGGTGAGTTTTTTGCTACAAGTGCAAAAATTGGATTAAAAACTTCGGCACTAGAAACAGTACACGGAACGAATACCTTACTTCACGAAATATTACATGCTATATTTTATCAATATGGATTATGTGAAGATGTTGGAGACAAAGAAGAAAAAATTGTAAACACTACAGCAAATGGATTGAGTTCAGTCTTTGTAGATAATCCTTGGTTGATTGATTACATTAAAAAATATCAAGGTGTAGGACAAAACGATTAATGGCAATTAGTGTACAAGTTAGAGGTAATAATGTTGAGAAGGCATTAAGAATACTTAAAAAGAAATTACAAAAAGATGGTCTTATGCAAGAATTAAGGCAAAGACAATTTTATGAAAAACCTACTCTTAAAAGACAAAGAAAACATAAAGAGTCTTTAAGACGATCTGCTAAGGCAAAGAGGTTAAAATATTTAAGAGAAATATCTTCGGATTAACTCTTATAATATATCAAATGCGAACGGTCGCCAGTATTTGATATTCGTTAATTTAGGCGACAATATCTTGAAGGAGATAATATATAATGGCTAATAAACTGTCAAAAAAACAAAAGGTACTAAACCTTTTATCAAAAGGTAATCCTGTTACATGGACTACATTAAGAAATAGGTTCGATCTTACATCGCCAAGAGCAATGGTTGATCAACTTAGAACAGAAGGACATATGGTTTACATAAATCAAAATGCTTCTGGTACTTCATACAGAATGGGTACACCTACTAAAGCAATTTTGGCTGCAGGCGTGAAAAAAGTATTTAAAGGTACTACAAACGAAATCGTTGCTGCTGGCATCCGTGCTTTATATGGCAAACAAAAATACGCTTATTCTAACAATTAAGTCTATTTGCTGTATAAATAGTAATACTAGGCAGTTCGTAAGTCCTGGTATTAAGAGGTAGAGTGTCTTCCGCAAAGACACCATTTTGGGTTTTGGCGATTGTGCCTTGTCGTGATTTATTACAGACAGAAACAATCGCCGTTTTTATATTGGCCCATTGGTCTTCGTAGCAGTCTATACTGACATACTTGGTAAGACAAGTTAGGAATAAGAGAGGGTGAGACCTACCTCCGCCAATATATTTTTTCTAAGTACTTGACATTTTTTAAATCGTACTTATATAAATAACTATGAGTTGCCAATTATGGGACTCAAATTATAACTCGCTTAAAAAGGAGAAACAAAATGAATAGAACATTACAAATCTGGAATGACCTACGCCCATTTTCAGTAGGCTTCGACAACTTGTTTGACCACTTTGATATGCATTTAGCACACCAAAAGGTACAAACATTTCCCCCTTATAACATTAAAAAGATAGATGACTTCAATTGGCAGATTGAAATGGCACTTGCAGGTTTTGGCAAGAAAGACATTTCTGTTGAAACTGCTAATGGTCAACTGAAAATACAATCGGTTGATAATGAGTCTGAATCTAAAAATGATGAGGTCATACATAGAGGTATTTCAAAAAGAAAATTCACTAAATCTTTTACACTTGCAGATGATGTGGTTGTAAATGCTGCTGAATTGAAAGATGGAATGCTTTTAATAGATGTGGAAAAAATTGTACCAGAGGAAAAGAAACCTCGTACAATTAAAATTAAATAATGCATAAGTAAGGACCTTACTGCAAGGGGTTGATTTTAATTTTCGGAGATAAACTTAGCGGGTATCAGATTATTTTCTGCCCCTTGCTTGACTCTTGATGTAAATAAGAGTATAATCATATTATAAACATTGAACGGAGAATCTATATAATGAAACTAAATCAAAACACAATTGATACATTAAAAAACTTTTCAGAAATTAATACTAATATATTAATTAAACCTGGAAAAACACTATCTACTATTTCTACTATGAGAAATATTTTTGCGAAGGCAGAGATTACTGAAGAATTTACAAGTGAGTTCGGTATCTATGACCTTAATGAATTTCTTGCTGTAGTTACAAGTACAAACAAACCTGAATTAAGTTTAAGTGATAAGTATATGACAATCGCTGCTGAAGGCAGTAAGTCAAAAACAAAATACTTTTATTCTGATCCATCGGTTATCGTATCGCCAACTAAAGAAGTTAATATGCCTGAGGCAGATGTAACTTTTACTTTATCTGAATCTAATCTAAATCAATTATTGAAGATGGCTGCTGTTCTTAAAACTCCAGATATGGCATTGATAGGAACAAATGGTGGTGATATCGTATTAAAAGTATGTGATAAAAAGAATGATACATCAAACAACTTTGATATCGTTGTAGGCGAAGGTGCTACAGCAGATTATACTTTCTATTTTAAAGTAGAAAATTTAAAAATGTTCCCTGGTGATTATGATGTATCAGTATCTTCAAAATCAATATCTCATTTTCAAAATAAGAAGTTGCCAATTCAGTATTGGATTGCTTTAGAACCTGATAGTAGGATCTCAAAATGATTGAAACAGCATTACGAAAAAAATTAGAAGGTGATATCGAGGTTGCTAAAGCAGACTTACAAACTTTCTTAACTGGTCCCATTGGCGTTGCTGAACATATAGATTATGTTATTACCGCTGAGAAGAAACTAGATACCTTGGCACATGCCCAAGATAAACTAGAATCTTTAAATAAATTATATGATTAATAAGGTGAAAAATGAGTGCAGACTTTCTATGGGTCGAGGAGTATCGACCTAAAACAATTGATGATTGTATATTACCACAATCACTAAAAACTTTATTTCAGTCTTTCATAGACAAAGGTGAATTATCTAACTTATTATTTTCTGGTACACCAGGTATTGGTAAGACCACAGTTGCAAAGGCACTTTGTGAGCAATTGAATTGTGATTGGATAATGATCAATGGTTCCGAAGAGGGTGGCATTGATGTACTAAGAAATAAAATCAAAAACTTTGCTTCAACATCATCATTATCTGGTGGTAAAAAAGTAGTAATACTTGATGAGGCAGATTATTTAAATCCACAATCTACACAACCTGCTCTAAGAGGTTTTATCGAGGAGTATCACGAAAATTGTAGATTTATTTTAACTTGTAATTTTAAGAATAGAATTATAGGTCCTCTACATAGTAGATTTTCAAACATAGAATTTAAGATTGTCAACAAAGATAAACCTAAGTTGGCAAGTAAATTGTTTGAGCGAGCAACTTATATTTTAAAAGAACAGAATGTTGACTTTGAAGAAAAGGTACTTGCTGAATTAATCAAGAAACACTTTCCAGACTTTAGAAAACTTATAAATGAATTACAAAGATATTCAATTGCAGGAACTATTGACGCAGGAGTTCTTGTTAATGTTTCAGACGAAAATTTAAAAACATTAATAAGTCATTTAAAGACAAAAGAGTTTAGTAATATGAGAAAATGGGTTGTAAATAATATTGATAATGATCCTGTGAAAATCTTTCGTAAAATTTACGATGGTATGTATGAGAGTTTACAACCAGAAACTATACCTCATGCTGTTTTGATTATTGCTGATTATCAATATAAGTCTGCCTTTGTTGCTGATCAAGAAATTAATCTCGTTGCTTGTTTGACCGAGTTGATGTCGCAAGT